GGAAAGCAGCTGGTTTGATATGATTATTAATATAAAAGATAATTATTTAACACGTGAAACATGCGTTGAAGTAATTAAAGCTTTTCATGATAACAAAAGTAAAATTCAAAAATATAGAGATAGAGATTTTTTAAAAATTGATAACTTTGGAAACATTGGAGAAGAGTTAGACAAAGAAAGTTTTTTAATAAACAATTCTACATTGGATTGGGTGCATATTGTAAAATGGCCTAAGAATAGTGAACACAATTTACATACTGATGATGCTAAACTAAACACGACTCTTGCTTGTATTATTTATTTAAATGAAGATTATACAGGTGGTCAAACTTATTTTGAAGATGGCACAATTATAGCTCCTAAAACAGGAAGAGCTTTGTTTTTTGATGGGCATTATTATAAACATGGTGTAAAATGTATTAAAGAAGGTACTAGATATACAATCGCTGCATGGTTTAAAAATAAACCTATCCTAAAGAGGGAATAGTAAGGATAGGTTATGGTGAGAAGATTTTAACCCACTAACATAATTCAAAGATGTTGTCAAACTGTGCTTTCTTCGTTGCAAGAAAAAATAATATAAGCTCTATAATCATCGACAAAACCATCACTAAACTCATTCATTAACACAGCAGCAGAATCATAACCGTGTCTTGCACATTCATGATAATCTTTAAAATCATTGTATTCTGGTTCAAATTGTTTACATTCATTTCCAGGCAGATGGCTGCATAAAAACATAATTAAAATAAATTTTGTCATTGACAATCCTATATAATGCATTATATAGTCAAACTTAACATGAAAGGAAGTAAACATGACAGACATGACTAAATACAAAAACGTTTCTTTAAGTAAAGAAACATACGCTACTTTAGATAAGTTATCAAAGATAATATTGCCCGATGCAAAACTAAGCGTAGCAAAAACAATAGAAGCAATAGCAAACGAGAAAGCGAAGAAATTAAATGGCAAGTTCAAAAAAAGTTAAAAGAGTATACATTTGTCCTACCTGTAAAGGTAATGGCTATGTAAAAGTCGCTTGCATTTATGAGAAAGAAGATATGGTACATCAATGTTGGGACTGTGATTCAGAAGGAGAAATATATGATTATGAAAATACTAACGATGTTAATATTGATAGTCCTTCTTACTCAGTGCACTAGAGATTTGACCCCTAACCCATACACAACTGTGTTAAGATTGGTGGTACAAAATGGTTCCTGATACAGACAAAGCATACATAGCTGGCCTTTTTGATGGTGAAGGTAGTATTCACATTAGACGTGGTATCGAAAAGAAAAAGAAACACAAAGGAAAGGGTTACAGACTATCTAATAGTCTTCGTTTATCTATGGAGATCACTATGACTGACCGTAGTGTTCTTATGTGGGTGCACGAAACCTTAGGTGTTGGTACACTAACACCTAAGAAAGTAAAAGGTAAAAGAGTTGATGGTACACCATACTTGAAACAATGGAGATGGAGATGTACGTTTAGAGATGCATACTATGTATGTTGTTTGATATGGCCATTTGCTCATACAAAGTTACCTAAGGTACAACAAGTGATAGAACATTATACTACTATTGCTTTAAGAGATAATGTAATATCTTTAGACGAATACAGGGAGGTACAAAAAGATGTTCGATAAATTTATATATGACAGTTTACATTTTATAATGAAATGGACAGGTGCATTAAATTCGTGGGCTTGGCGTAAACATGTGAAAATTATAGAAGATAAACGTCAAAAAGAAAACGAAGAGTATGTCAAGGAGTTAAAAAGTAAACTATGAAGAAAAAAAACTTTGATGAAATATTTTCAAAAGAACAAAACGAATTAAATGAAAGTTATAAGCAATCTTTAAAGAATAGAAAAGAAAGAGAAAAGACTACTTCAGAACTACTTATGGAAGGTTATGAAGAAGAAAAAAAGATGTACGAAGATGTCGAATAAATTTATAAAAAATTTTGATAGCTTAACATTAGATTTTAATAATTTTTTTGAAATGATATCGAAGAATGACTACAAAAGTATTATAAAAAATAAATACATAGTAGAGGAACAAGTGTTTAGAAGTATTTTTTGTATTGAAAACTTACATTCGGATAAATTTTTTAGTCAACTAATTCAAAAATTAGCAGACACATATCAATTAAAAAATGTAAAATTAGATGGTTTTGTGTTTTTATCTTTTTTACAAGGAAACAGTGGTACCATTCATCAAGATAATTATGATGTTTACTTATATAATTTGTTTGGAGAAACAATGTATATTGTTGATGGAAAAAAGTTTATACTAGAAGCAAGAGATTTATTACAAATTAAAGCAGGAGAAGTACATCAATCTATTACAATAAAACCTAGAATTACTTTTTCTCTTGGAGTTAGGAATGATTTTTAAATGAAAAAAAATAATAAATACAATTATTTAGAAGGAAAACAGATCACAGACTCTGATACTGGAAAACGTGTTTATGAGATAAGTTCTTATAGACTTCCTAGTGTTACTACTATATTAGGAGCTACCAAAAATACAGAATTTTTAACCAAATGGAAAGCTAAAGTCGGTGAAGAACAGGCAGAACGAATCAAAAATATATCTAGTGCACGGGGCACCAGTATGCATAAATTCCTCGAATCTTATGTTACAGGCGTTGGCTACGACGATCTTACAGAACTCGGATGCCAGGCGCGTCCCATGGCCAATAAAATTATGGAGGTCGGTCTTGCACCTGTGGAAGAGTATTTTGGTTCGGAAGTTACGTTACATTACCCGGGCCTATACGCAGGTCAAACAGACCTTGTTTGTTTACACAACGATCTTGAAACTGTTGTTGACTTCAAGCAAGCTAACCGTCCGAAGAAGAAAGAATGGATCGAAGATTATTATTTGCAAATCGCAGCGTACGCCATGGCACACGACTATGTCTACGGATCAGAAATTAAACAAGGAGTTATCATGGTATGCACGCCTGACCTATATTACCAAGAATTTAAAGTTGAAGGACCTGAACTAAGGAGCTTTAAACATAAGTTTTTGAAGAGATTGGACATGTACCATGACCTAATTTATGATGAAAAAGAAAAAGCAAGGGTGGAACTTAGGGCTACAGACTTCACCGGGAATGAATAAAATATTAAATAATCACGCTGAGTGGTTAGATAATAATATATCAAAGGTAGAAGGTAATAGATGTAGGAAGCAAGCGATTGCTTATGTACAAAAAGATCAACGACAAGGAGGAAGAAAGTATGACAGACCAAACGAGATGGGGAATCCACGAAGTACAGACTAAGAATAAAGCTATAAAATACAGAAAGGACTTAGTTTCACGGGCCATGGAACATGTGGTCAAGCTGGACGAAACAGGGATCACGGACCTTATGATACAGATTGAGGCGGAATACGAGCGAAAGTATGGCAAGAATGAGGCAGATGACAAAGTTATCTTATGATTTTTTCTTTTGTTTTGGACTTCCAATTTTAGTAGGGTCAATAAAACCTGAGACGTATGATAAAAAAAATATCATAGATACAATTACACGTAATTATAATAAACAACCCATTAGAGAACATTGGGCTACAGGTTTTAGTCAAACAGATATCCACCATTCTCTTGAAGATGAAAATAATAATAAGTTTGAAAAAGTAGATTATTCAAGTCTAAATAATTCTTATGTAGAAATATTACAAGAATATATAAAAAATTTATATCCTATATCAGAGGGTAAAGTGTCTTATAAAATTGTTAATTACACTGCATCTAAAGAACAAACATATATGAAACCTCATAGACATTCAGAATGTGAATTTAGTATGATACATTACGTACAATTCGATGAAGAACATAAATCTACCACATTTGTAAGTCCTTATCTTCACACTGATTTTTTTTGGAAAAACAATTTAAGTCATATTTTAAATATACAAAATACTAATAATAGTTGGCTACACGAAGAGTGGCAGTTTCCTACAGAAGAAAACACCATAATTATTTTTCCATCGATATTGAAACATTATGTTAGGAATGTTGTTTCAAAACGTCTGAGAATTGCAATTTCTGCTAACATAAATATAGGATAATGAAGTATCGAAAGGGTGTCGACAAGGTATCGAAAGTGTCGACAATTTTGCCCTTTTTTAGAATGATTCTAAGTTTTCTGCGTCAAAAGTGTACAAATTTGAGGGAAGTTGTCGACACCTTCGATACCCCTTCGACACCCCTGCGATACCTATAGTGTCGAAGCTACTATTCAATAATACCAACGGTAATAGGTCATTTTCACCCCTTGTCGACACTTTTTTTACTTTTTTAGAAAAAGCGCAGTGTAAAAAAAAATTTGTCTTATAGTGTCGACAGGTATAAAAGAGGGTCATGCCTAGGAAAAGAAGAAAAGTATCGTTAACTGATAAGTCCGCCGATATACCTTTTCCTAAAGTTAGAGTGGAGTGGATTGATTGCGTCAGTGACTCTGGCTGGGCTACCGAGAAAGAATTTAACAAGATGAAGTTAGCAACACCAGTTAATGAAGGTTGGTTGTATTCTAAAGATAAAGATTCTGTAAAACTTTTTGCTTCTTACGATAAAGATGATGACGGTATTACTTTTGGGGATCGAACGATGATTCCTCGTCACTGGGTAAAGAAGATTCAGAAGATATAGATGGAGTCACATTTATTAACTGTCCGTAATCGTCTAGTATCTGTTTCATTTTTGCTTCTAATTCTTGTTCTGATAGGTCCTCTAGCTTTCCTGTTTTTATTATCTTCCTATCTATGTATAATCCTGCTGCTTTTCCTCTGTTTGCTTCCGCGTTCACTGCTGAAGAGAATGATCCTTTCTTTAAAGCGGCCTCTCTAAGTCTAGCAAGTTCTGCAACGTGACCTTCATAAGTTACTTCATGTTTTCTAAGTCTTTCTTCTTTTAGTTCACCAATGTATTTAACAACTAATGGAGAGTATCTAGGGTTTGTAAGTTCTGATCCTTCTCGCATCGCTCTGTCTTTACTATACCCAGCAGCGATAGCAGCTTCACGTTTAGTCATTGGTCCTTCTGGTCCACCGAATACTAAATACTCAGCGAAGCGTTGTTGCATTTCTGTTAATCTTTTTGGTACACCCATATTGACAATTTAAGGGAACTATCCTATAATGTCAAGAATGAAAGTACATAGAAGTTCAGACGAATTATACGACACTATAGAAGGATATAAAACTTTAGTTGAGACACAGAGACAAGAAATATTCGAATTAAAAAAAATTGTATCTGAAAATGAAAAAAACAAAAACCTCTTGCAAGGTTATAAAAAAGTGATAGAGGATTTATCTATCAAGTTAAGACAAAAAAATTCATGAGAGTACAAGACTTGCAGTTGTTTCTAAGCAACTTTACAAAAGGTAGCGACGCAGTTAAGAACGCCGTCATCTACGTAGAGATAAATGGAAAGTTACACGCAATCAGACGAATGGAAGTACATGAAAATGCACATCCTATTATTGGTCAACCAGGTCATACTACGCATAGATTGGTTATGAAAACTGAAAAACCTTCTAGCCTTATCTTACCTGATAAGCTTCAACGGGACTACTAACTTCCCTTGAAACCAGAACAAAAATTATATGCAAAAGTTAAAAAATATATACCTGAAATATCGTGGAATAGACTTGAAAATAATAGCTTACTTGGTACTCCCGATCTATTGGGCTATAATAGTTCTGGCCACTTTTTCACTGTAGAATTAAAGGTCTGTAAGGGGAATAAAATAAGGTTCTCACCACACCAAATTGCCTTCCATGTGAAGCATCCACACAATACATTTATTATAGCAGAGGCCCTTGGTCCTCGTACCGTGAAACTTTTTCGTGGCTCACGAATCCTGGAGCTTGACGCTTGTGGGTTTAAGCTTGACGCTTGCTGCTTGGGGCTTGACGCTTGCCGCTTGATGCTTGAACAGGTTGGTTCGAAAGCTTGACGCTTGGCGCTTGATGCTTTGGCCCACCCCGACAACCAAGGTTGGTAGATGGGCCCGGACCAGAACGCACGCTCTCATTTTCCCCGTCGGGTTTGATTAAGCTAATGGCCTGATCCGTTTTATTACGCTTGCGTAATTCTGTATAATATTTTGGATGTTTAAATTCGTGCATATTAGTGTTTACCATATTCTATGTTTTTTACCAGTGGATCCCAACATGCCCTGCAGCTGCCGCACTCGTTGCCTTGGTCCGGGGCTGGACATGTTCGACTCTTCGTCGACACTGTTGACGTATTGGCCCAGCTCTTAACTGGTCCCTGATCTACCATCGGTGATGAGAACCGGACAACCAGGTTCGCTGGCGCTGCCTCCATATGGTCCTTGATCCACGCCTCACGGGTCGGCATCCAGTGACGCTTGCTCGGTGTTAATCTACATACTTCGAATATCTTCTCCAGGTGCTGCACGTTCTGTACATCTCCTGAATCGTGCCATCTGAACACGTCCGGCTTTTTAGAATTAATTAGTGTTGCCATTGCCTGTACCCATTCAGGATGCTGTATTGCTTCGAGTCTCTTGTATTGAGCTTTTTGTACAACCGCGAAAACATAACAACCTTTCAGGGCGTAACAGCCTTCACAGACTGAACCTTTAACGTTGACCAGCTTCGAGCCGGTGTTGCATTCCTTCGCGGGTATACCAATTGACCAGCCCGGCATCTTCGACGGCTTGCTCAGGCCGCCTACCAGTTTCCATGCTTCTTTTGTATTCATAATTCTTTCTCCTTTAATTTATAGGATACTATAACATTATAATTTAATCTTGTCAAGCTTGCCGCCTGACGCTTGCAGCTTGACGCTTGATGCTTGTAGCTCGGTCCTTGGTCCTCTAACCAGCGCGCATGCTGCAGGAAGACTCGGGCCATTGCTGGCCCGGGACGTCTACTCACTTCTTTAGCTCCACGCCATCATCTTCCAGGCGCTGCGCAATATAATTATTTGCGATGAAGAAGCCCAGCCACAACAGCCGCTGCTCTTCAGGGATATGCATCCCTATGTAGTCGGAGACCTCTTTCTCCGTTTTAAAAGTTACTACGAAATTATTCTTTCCCAGTTTCATATTCCTCCATTCTTTTTTTAGCTGCTTCCTGGTCCAGCTTCACCAGTCTCAGGATCTCCTCTATAGCGTTAGCTATTCTATTTAAATTGTCATTAATTAAATGTGTATATTCATCATTCATAGTTTATTCCTTTCTAAATACATCCTACATTATCCCGTAACCATTGTCAAGCGTTGCCTGACGCTTGAAGCTTGGCGCTTTATTCTTTCTTCTTTAGAATGATTCTTAGAATCATTCTAAAGTGGCAATTATTAGCAGGACCAATATTACACTTCCGTAAGCAATGCTTTCACACATTGGTCCAGCAAATAATTATTAGCAGGACACAGCATTAAGCTATAAACAACCTTGTCGAGACTTGCGTGCTCATACGACTTAGGGCGCCCCT